AATTGATATTGGAAATGGCTTTATAACAGAAGAAGATAATGTTTTTATTAAAACTACATCTCTTCCTAAGTATCAAATTCATAATCAACCCACAAATTTCATGGGTATGAAATTTAATATACCAGGAACTGCTGAATATGCAGGTAATGAAGCATGGACAGTGCAGTTTCGTTGCGATCTTACTTTTAATATTCGACATAAAATAGAGACATGGCAACATCAAATATTTACACAGTTTGATCAACCCGAACTAGAAATTGCGCCCGACGGACCAGGAGCCGGTATTTATAATGTCCCATCTATGGAACGAACGGCCACATTAGCATTACATGATAGATCTGGTAAGTTTTATAGACAATATTCATTAATTGGTGTATATCCTGTAAGTATTGGTGATATGAATTATGACCAAACCGGTAACGGGGCTATAGTTGACTTGCCGGTTACATTAGCTTATCAATGGTGGGAACTTGATTTTATTGATTGTCCTGAGGCAAGAATGGAACCAGATGTTGAAGATAATTGTTAATTAAACAAATGTTTAAAAGCGCCCCAGGGCGCTTTTTTTTGGCCCATAGCATAAATAATTATAAAGGATATTATATGATACAACGATCCCCACAATTTTTTTGGGAAGCCCTAAATATAGGAACACCATATACTCAGATGGCATTAAAACCGTTATGGTTTGTATCTTTTAGGTTACCTGATATTTTAAATATAGGAACAGGAGACGATGGAAGATTAGGCGCAGAAGTAGACATAGGTGAATATACAATTTTAAATGAAAAAAGAGCTTTATTGGGTGATTTAGATAATAACGGGGCGGCCTTTGGACCTACTGATGCTTGGGATGGAACTGAACCAGATCGTATAAATTATATACGCACAACTGATTCAAAGTGGATATATAACAACGGTAACATGTTTGTATCTGATGTAATAGTACCAGGTGATTCATATTTGGTCTCTAGAAAAAAAATAGACAATTATGGAAGAGGAGAAGTTGCAGGATTAATTGGTGGTGGACGAGGAGATTTTGAACCTCTTAGTATTAAATTTTTTGAAACCAATTCATCTTTTGTTGAAACAGTTATTCGTCCATGGCTTATTTATACTGCTCATAATGGGCTTAAAATACAAAGTGTAAAAACAAACATTTATGTAGTCTTACTTGGATTTAATATAAATGAAATAAATAATCCGACAGAATATTATATAAGAAAATCATATACATTTCACGGTGCGTTTCCACAAACCGTAGGAACGGAATCATATGATCACATAGATGGTTTAATGGTGCGCGATGTACAATTTGGCTATAATTGGTATAGTACTCAGGGTTGGTATGAAGGGGGAGAATAAAATAATTATGAGTATATATAAAACTGACATATATATTCCTTCGATAAACACAATACACCCTTTTAATGAAATTAATACTCTTCAACAAAAAGGTATATGTAAGGCCGCTTTAATATCACATGATATATATTGTACAGAATTTTTAAATTCATTGGTTGATGTTTTTTCTCAAAATAGCAATAAATTAATAGTTGACGAACTAAATATACATGATTTATTATTGATTGCCATAGGATTAAGAATAGAAAGTATAGGATTGGAAATACCTTTAACTATTACTTGTAGTAAATGTAATAAACAACATAAATACACTATAAAATTAAATGAGTTATATAGTAAAATTTGGAAAAAAAATAATTTTGATAAAAAAATAGAAGATAATAACTACATTATAGAAATGTCGGTTCCTAGCATAAAAAAAGAAATAGATATAATGTATAAATTAAAAACAATTGCATTTACAGATGAAGTAGATGCAATAAAAAAAACGTTTGTATTGAATATAGATAGATATATAACAAACATAAAGAATAAGTCTACCGGTAAATATATAGAATTAAATAATAAATATCAATTTTTTGATAATTTATCCATAGATCTTATAAGTCAAATGCTAAATTCAATACAACAACTACAAATGGAATACAAATTATTTGATTTTAAATGTAATATTGAAAATTGTACTAATACACTATGTAAGACTTTAAATTATGATTTAGATAAATTCTATTTTTTCTTAAAGTTGCTATTTAAAAGCAATGTAATAGAAATTTTAAAGGACGAATTTTATTTGCAAAAAATAGGAGTATCATTATCATATTCTGATCAATTAACACATCTTGAACGTCAAATAATATGGTCATTTTTCAATGAATTAGAGGCAAAAAAGAAAGATGTATTAAAAACAACAAATAATGTTGAAAAACAATCACGGCCAGGGATCCCAAATTATAATAGGCGGAGTATGTAAATATGGAAACCTTTAAAGATATTTTTAAAAATATAGATTCTAACGGGATATATACCCCCGAAGAACTACAGCATTTCTTTTTGGGCGTAAAAAATAAAGTATCAAATTTATTAAACAACTATGAACACATAAAAAATGTAGAAACACCGGAATTATTCTATAAGCAAGCGAATATTAATGATATTATAAATATAACTGAAAATTCAGATGAAAATATACTTTCTGTTTTGAACAATTTGAAAAACGTATTAATTGGACAAATTCAAGAAAAAAACAATATTAAAAAAGAAGATATTTTAAATGCAATTACTGAATTTTCCAATAAACAAAAAGCTTTTCAAAACATATATCATATTATAAACAATGTTAATGATGAAATTAAAAAAATAAAATGGCCAAATGAAAAGGAAAATATAAGTGATATATCAACTCAAATTATAAATAAATTTTTTGTTGATTTTATTGATAATTTACCCCAAATGTCTAAAAATAATAATTTTATAGATAATACCCAAATAGATGTAAATTTAAAAAATAATATTCCGATATTGGATAATGTGTTCGATACAACATCTGATATTAACATGACAGAACATGATACTGGTACAAAAATAAACGATAATACTTTATATAATAGAAATATTCAAAATGAAGAAACGGTTAACAAAAATATTCAAAATGAAGAAACGGTTAACAAAAATATTCAAAATGAAGAGACGGTTAACAAAAATGTTCAAAATGAAGAAACGGTTAACAAAAATGTTCAAAATGAAGAAACGGTTAACAAAAATGTTCAAAATGAAGAGACGGTTAACAAAAATGTTCAAAATGAAGAGACGGTTAACAACTCGAATATCAGCAAAAATATTATTAATAAATCGGCATCGCTTATTAATAAAACAGAGGGACTTTCAGATAATATTGAATCAAATTACTATAATGAAACAAGTTTACAACAAATTGTTACTGACATTTACAATATAATTACTCAAACATCACAAAATAATAATGATCAAGTATTATATAGAAATATTGGTGGTGATGTGCCTGGTATCGGAAATACAGATACTGTTCCAGCTATGCTAACTCCGGGTGAATATGTGATAAATAAGGAATCTACACAAAAATATAAACCCATATTAGAACAAATTAATAATGATACTTTACCAAAAAATATAATAATAAATAATTCATTAAATGATGTATCTAAATTTAAACATGGGGGCATGGTTAATGTTAATTCAGATCCTTCTAAAAATGATTTTTTTGAAAATATATTAAATACTATTCAAGGACATTCAATTGAAGAATCATTAAAACCATTGAACGGTATTCAGTCAATAATGAATAATGAAATAAAAAACGCATTTGACCAAACAAAAAATACAATAACACTTCAAAATATTGATAAGGGTATACAACAATCTTCACAACTCGGGCAAGGACAAACACAAAAGAATGTTTCTGTTCCTACACCTCAAAGTCCACCTGTTGGATCAGATAGTTCATATAATGGTATACGTGATCCAGCTTATTTGTGTAGAATACAGGCATGGGAAAGAATTACAGGTGGAGTATCAAAAATAAATACAATGTAAGGCGGGAAAAATATGGTAGAAAATATAGGTCAAGTTTATGATATAGTACACAATATAGACGGTCGATGGTGTGCAGCTGACGCTTATAGTACCACTTTAGAGGATGTGCCTCAAATAATAATGACAGAATATCAACAGCAAGGTAATGCTGTTGAACGCGCGGCTGTTTATTGGGCGGATTTTGATGAGAAACTAAAAGAAGATAATCCATATCAAAATCTGTATAAAGCAAATGAAACTGGTAATGTGTATTGCTTACCGTATTTAACAGATGAACACCATAGAGTAACCCAAAAATGGGCGCAAGGACAAGGACCAGGATTAGAAAATGAAATAATAAAACTTTCATTGGCTAAAGCAGGAGATTATACCGCATGGGCGGGTGTAGAACAACCAGAAAACTGGGCAGGGCAAAGTTGGGGTAATTTCACTTTTTCTTTTTATTTAATTAACACCTATGACCCAGAAATAGATATTTATAATAATTTTACATTTTTATACACCTTTTTGCGACAAAATATATTAGAAAGACCCAATGCGATTGTTTATGTACCCCCTTGTATATATGAAATAGTAATACCTGGCATTAAATATATTCCTGTTGGTGTTGTTAATGATTTGAAAATAACAAATGTAGGGGCAATGCATAATCATTTATTACCTGAATATGGGGTTAAATTTAATATACCAGATGCGTGGCGGCTGGATATTGGTATTCATGAAACTATTCTTGAAAGTCGTCGATTATTAGATACCGTTTTAGATGAATCATATAGTAAAGTTAGTGCAGTATTGAAATGAATAAACCATGAAACATAATGATATAAAAAATATAACAAAAAAATTATATACTGTAAATATGGAAAACATATTTAATGTATATATTGACAATGAATTATTAAGTGATAAATATTTTTATAATATGCTTAAAACTGTTATAATACCTTCTGATTTAAATAAAAAATTATACGAAGAATATACAGTTATAATGGGAGACACATGGCCTAAATTGGCATATAATTTTTTTGGACAAGTTGAGGCATGGTGGATAATTTGTATTACAAATAATATATATAATCCATTAAATTTTCCGGAGCCTGGTAGCATATTAAAGATATTAAATAGAAATGCGGCACGACAAATATTAACTGTAATTAATGAAAAATAATGGGATTTAAAACTACAACAAAATTTCAGAGGGATGCATTTGGTAATTTAACCAATAAATGTTGGGATGGACTTGGAGCCAATCCATTAGGAATTCCAAGATGTTCTAATGAGGGTGGTGAAGGGAACCAACAAATACCCCCACTTGGTAAAGAACAAATATCAACAGATCAAAATAAACTTGAAGGTAGACAAGAATGGGAATATAAAATTCAAATATTAGATATGGGACAAGGTTATGATAAATGGATTGATCCTGCTAATGTTCGAGAAATGTATTATGAAGAAGATTGTTTTACAGCATTTAATAGAGGATATATTGTTTTAGAAGAAAGATTTGAAGGATTACAACGTGAACCACAAGATTCTGAAATTCCTACGTGGACCTTTAGAAATGATGGTAGAGATGAAATTAGATTTGGATTAAAACCACTTACAAATGAAACAGATTTACCACCAGAAGTTTGGGAATTCGAAAACATATATGTAATATATGACAAAGAGGATTTGGGGGGTTCTGCAAAACATAAAGTTCGTAAATATTATTTTTGGGATAAAAATTATCAATTATTAAGAGAAAGAAAAATACAATGGAGTACTGCAACTGGAACAAGATTTATATCTCCCATACCTAAAGAGCCTACGACTCATGCGTCCGATTTAGAACGTTCAATGTATACGGGTGAAGCAATAGCCTCATTATTATATGATGCAGGATTTGGAGATTATATTGATTTTGAATATTGGGATTGGGGTGGAAGTCGGATTTTTTATACAACTAAAGCAAATGAATCTGTTTGGGAAGCAATTGAATATATTTTAAAAAAACATGTAGACAAAGAAAAATTTGACCAATGTAGATTTAGTAGAGATAGATGGACTCGCAAATATAAATTAGAACCGTATTGGAAAATATTTATGCTTGCGGGTAAAGGCGATCCAGGTATTTATCAAAAAGAACACATATTTTTTGAACAAACTGCCGATCTTAAATATAGTGTAACAAACATATTAGAATCAAATTATTCAGACGGGACCATAATTTCTCCATGGAAAGCACCATTAATTGAAGCAAATAGCCTTGACATAGATATAAAAGCCAATAAATGGGGATTTATAACAGACTACCAATTCATTGATATGGCTGGAATAGATAACTCCATCGCAATGGTTACTAAACCTGTACATACACATTGGCATAGAAATAATCAATTTATTATGAACGTTGAGACAAATGAAATTGAAAATATTCGAGAAGATTTTATAAAATCACAGCGTTTAGATTATATAAAGGGTAATTATCTTTTATATACATTGAACAAAACAAAAAAAGATCAAATAGCAATTGACCCTAGGTATGATTTATCAAGCAATTTGAATGTAATAGATGATTCAATAACACGATTAAACAGCGGAAGAAATGAAACAGCTTTTGCTAATTTATTTTTAAATCAAGCAATCGGTATAAAAATGTATGGTAGTACACATAGAATCGCCGGGATGTTTATTGGCATTGATAGAATTGGTTATTCTGATAATGATTTTGATTGGAAAATATGCGGACAATGGTACGTTGTTAGAGTTGCACATGAATTTGTTCACGATAAATATACTAATAAGTTAATAATGGTTAAATTACATGCATATGACGAATTTAAAACACCACCCAATGAGGATTTAATAACATGAGTTTACTATTTACAGCAATGTTTCCATTACCACCCGGTATACCAGAAGGAAAAGAGGGTAAAACTCTTAAATTCTTAAACCCCACTACTGATATACCTGATAAAATTATTGATAGGGGTATAGTAGATGCATCTATATTTGTTTTTCATCCAAATGAAAGTAAAAAATGGAATGATGAAATAATGGACCCATATAATTATATTAATATGGTTGATTCTATAGATCTTCAAGGTGCAAAGTGCTTTGTAAATTGGGAACACAGTATTTTATCACAAATACATAAAATACATAATGAGTTTTATATTGGTGGACTACCATATAGAACCATTTATTTAGAACGTTACAACTATGATACAGTTGAAGAAAAAATTATTGATA